AAACCCTTCATTAATTTCAAAACTTTTATTGTAAAAACAAACTATAATTATACCTAATAATATAATAATAGTTCCAAAAAATATTAAAGATGTCATATTAATTATACCCATTTCAATTTTATCGCTACTTATAATAAATGTAAATATTTTTTTATAAATATAACGTAAGATATATTATCTTATATCTAATAAAGATTTAACAATAAGTTGTATTTACTACACGCTATCTTTTGTGCTTAAGCGACATTTAGCTGACTAATAGCATATTCTAAAGCGATATATCTTATGAGTGCTTAAACGAATCTTAAATGCTATTATCTACGGACCCAATACTTATTCCCATTTATAATTCTCATAGTCCACGCGACAATGGCATTACCATAATAAATAACCCTCTTGTTAGAGTCAAAAATAGGTTTAATATGATATTCATCCATAAAGGACGTAATACGTTGTGAAACCTCTTCGTTCTGTTACCCACCCTGCTATATCTTGTGGTGGGTAAGGAATGTTTTTCCACCCGTTAGGGTAATAAACTGGTTTCTCAGCTATTATACGCTTAGGCTTAGGTGGAGGATTTCTGTTACGCCTAAACCCTTCATTAATTTCAAAACTTTTATTGTAAAAACAAACTATAATTATACCTAATAATATAATAATAGTTCCAAAAAATATTAAAGATGTCATATTAATTATACCCATTTCAATTTTATCGCTATTTATAATAAATGTAAATATTTTTTTTTATAATAGGTTTAATATGATAGTCAGTTATAAAGGACCCAATACATTGTCTGTTCAGATTATTGTTATTCGACCCTACTATCATTTTTTTTTGGTACCCATTTATTTCGCCTTTTCTGTATATAATATACTTATTGTTAGAGTCAAAAACTGGTTTCTTATCAATTATAACATTTCCATACCCAAACCCTTAGTAAATATCACTGCGATTTTCAAAACTTTCGTATGTTTTTTCAAATTCTTTACCCCAATAATAGTTAGAAGATATAGTTCTAACTATTTTGTTAATATTTATCAAATAATAGGTAAATAATATAATTATTAAAATGATAGCAGTTAAAAATAATAATCCCATATATTTATTATTTGTAAAAAGGTTAATATTGTAAAAACTAATTATAATTATACCTAATAATATAATTGAAAATAGTGTTACATTATAATTTGCATTTTCATATTTAATCATATCAGTATTTATATTAGCATCACTTGTTTTATTTTCGAGAAAACTATTAACATAACTCTTATCATTATATTTATGCATTATTAATGAATTTAATTCAATCTCTTTATTAAATAAAGTTTGTGTATCTGAATATGTATATGATAATTTAATTAAATTAATTAAATCAGTACAATTATTGTTTAACATATTTATAACATAAGTTTTTTTGTCTGTTTTATATGCGATGTCATTCTCTAATTTTTCATCGGTAGTAGTAGTAGTTTTTATTGGAATAACACATTTTGCTGGACATAGAGTATCTGTATACGTATACTTTTTGGTTGGTTGGGTTCCGGTATTTGTAAAAGTTTCAATATAACTTTCATCTATATATAATGTATTAATTATATAATATAGTGAGAATAATACAATAAGTGTACCGAAACATATTAAGGATATCATTTTCATTAAACCTATTTCAATTTTAGCAATATTTATAACAATTAATGTAAATATTATAAATATAATTATTAATGTAAATATTAATAATTCGTAATATAATATTCTATTCTTTGATTTATTCGTTTCAAATATTGACTTATTATTTAAAATTTTAGTTTTATTATGATTAATATTATTTTCAAAATTATTTATATTATTAGATAAATTTAAATTTTTATCTTCTAATTCTGATATTCCAATAGCAAATAAATATACAGATTTTTGGTTGTGTGTATATTTATTATTAGTAGCATCAGCAGTACCTTTATTTATTAAATCTGTATAATCATCGTTTATTATTATTTCTGGTTCTCCTGTTGCAGATAGCGAAATATCCTTGATTCTTGATTTAATATCATAATCAGGAATATATAGTAAATAATTTTTCTTTGTATTAGATTGATCATTAATTAATTTAGCTTTTGTATTAGACATAGTTGTAGTTCCAGAAATCTTATTATTGGTCCTATCATAAGAAAAAGTGCTAAATATTAATTCTGTAGGTTCGGCAGCATAATTATATCTATTTTTAATTGGAAGAACTTCTTTTATTTTATTAATTTCATTTTCAATATTATTTATATTATTATCAAGAGCTGTTTTAAAATGTTCTGTACTTGTTGCTGTTACATTCTTGTTTTTTATATAATAAACAAAATTATTATTATCTGTGTAATGCGCATTAGTTAAACCAGAATAATCTTTTTCTAAACTTAATGAAGGTTCATTTAAATTAATTGTATCTGAAATAATATATTTTATAAATTTGTCTTTTTTATAATCAGGATAATTTAATACAAGACAATTTTTCAATGACCATGCTAAATTATGATAAATATTAATTGCATTTATCGACATTAATAAAAGTGTTTTTAACGAATGTAAATAAAATTTTAAATATTCTAATGTAATTGATAAATTATCATATTTAATATTTCTAATCATTATAAGAAACATTCTTATTAATTTTTGATAAGGTCTTTTAGTATCTGTGTAATCCCCAGATGTTTCATTTTTGAAAGAATATTCTAAAATACCATATGTATATCTGGCTGGATCTGTTTTTGATAGTAAAATTCCATCAAATAAAGTTCCGTATCTATCATTAAATGTATGGTCGTTATCTGCTTTGGAAGATAAACTTAAAGGATCAGCGTTTATTGGTCTGTAGTCATTACGAGCTTCTGTAGAAACTTCTTGAAAATAATTATTTGTTTGTTGTTTTACAAACTTATTACCAATATATAAATATAAACCATCCTTACCTTGTTTATGTGCTAAACCAGATATTTCTGTATTAATAAACATACCTCTTTGCGAGTTAGAATATAATGGTTTGCATACGATATGTATATCTTTATAATCTTTAATTGTTTTTTTTGCTTCCACCCCCTTCAAACTGCTATATGGTATTATAGTCTCATTTTCTGGATATTTAGTTTTATACTCTGATTCGTCAGTAAGCGTTTTAGTAATATTATTATCCCACATATTTCTATTTTTATCTTTGTCTTCATTTAAATTAATACTTAAAAAAGCTTCAACAATATTAATATAAACATCTAATAAAAAAATAGTATAATATATTTGTTTCACACGTTTTTCATCAAAATATTGTGTATCAGAACTTATTTTATTATAATAAAGTAAATGCTGTTTTGTAGAACCTGTAGTTAATGCATCTAATTTTGTGTTTCCAACACTACCAGATGCTGTTCCAGATGATGTATAATAAGTTTGATATATTTTTAAATTAAAACAATTCTCTAAAGTTCTTTTAAAATTTTCTTCATCCATGAGTGAATTAGTATTTCCGCTGGTATCACTAATAATTAATTCTGAAGTTTGTGGATATACAGCAGCTATGTCAGAAACCTCTGTTATATCTAATAATGAACCATATATTTTATCAAAAAAATTTTTTGAATTATCATTAGCTATAGCTGACGCTGATATATCATCATTCTTATTAGCATGATCTTTAATATTTCCATTAATCCTTTTTAAATTTATGTATAAATCAGAATATTTATTAATATTCTTAGTATCAAGTAAAGTTGTTGCCATTATACTTAATTATTTACTACTCTATTATTTTAAAATATATTATATTTTTAAATACAAGATCTATAAGAAAAAGATTCTCCGCTATTTTCATTATATCTATTAATTTTAACTATATCTCCGTGTTTTAATCCAATCCATTTAGCAATAGGATCACTTTGTAAAATAACATGCATATGTATTTTAGTTCTTGTCATATATTCTTTCATAAATTCTTTTACTTCTTCCTCTGTAAGTTTAGTATGAATAGGAACATATTCGTGTTTTGTAGGATTAAACATTAATTGACGCAACGTGAAATATTGCAACTGACCACCATTTTTTTGAAATAATTTATCATATTTATTTAGTAATGCTTTAACCGCCGTAGATATAGATTCGTTATTAAAAATTAATATTATATTATTTTTTGAACCATATTTACTTATAAAATCCTGGATATTTGTATTACTATCTTTTATTTTTTCTTTCAATTCGTCAATTATTGTTTTTCTTAATTTTTTAGTAAGTGCATAAATTACAGAAGTATCGGAAGTTTGAATATCAATAACATTTCTATCTGTTTCAAAATCTTCTTTATTCATTGATAATAAGTGCTCTTTAAATATAGACATATCATCGCCTCTACAAGATAACATTTCTTCGATGTTTGCATTAACTATTTCAATATCCATTATCTATTCTATAATAATTATATCTTATTATTATATAATAATAAAAAAGTCAATTTTTATTAATTATTTGATTTTTTGCTTTTTCAATTATTTTAGGATCTATATAACTATTCTTACATACCGATGGTGTGTTGTGTAATTTATTTGCTGTAAATTCTAATGCTTTTTTTATTGGGTTTTTACAATCAATTGATTTATTGAAAAAATTAATAAATAAATTATTAGCATTCCAAGTTCTTAAATCTTTAGTAGTTATTTTAACCTTAAGTTTATTTTCTAAATATCTATTAACATCGTTTGAATTTACACATGTATCTTTATATGAAAATATATATTGATTATTAATATCTTCATTTTTTTCTTGTATATTTATTAGTTTATTTAATAAATAATTATATATATATTTATTATTACATATTGCTTTATTCTGTACACCTTTTTTCCCTATGAAATCAAATATTATCAGATTTTTTTTATCTTTGCATATACTTATATGTGAAAATTTTAATGTAGTTAATCCATGCGAATTGTTTTCTTTTTCATATTTTTTATTACCAATTCTAAATCCACAAGATAATATTAATGTTATAATCATAGCTATTATTTTAATTTTTTCATTTGTAGATTTAATATCTTTAGCAATAGCATTTTTAATTTTTAAAAAATACTTTTCATAATCTTCTATTTTATCATATTTTTGGCTATTTTGTTTTTTTATATATTCGCTATTGTATATAACTTGCTTTCTATTTTTGCTATCGTAACCATATGCTAATATTTTTTTATTATTAACTATTGTTACATTTTGATAAGCTGGGGGTATTTTCATATTTTTAATTTTTTCTAATAATTTTACATCAGTAATTTCATCATCATTTTTATAATATTTAAATCCAGTAGTATAAGAGCCAATGCGTTTTATTTTCATTTGTTTTAACTATTATAAATAAAATATAATTATGATGTTATAAAATGATATAAACATATAATAATATATGTAATCATAAATAGAATATATAATGGCACAACCAAAAAAAGCAGCTCCTACTACTCCTGTACTACCAGTACAAACGCAACAACCAGCTTCTCAGCCATCTCTAACAGAAGCAAAACAACAAGTTAAAAAAAATGTTGCTGCTAAAGTAACTACTGATAAACCAGTTGTACTAAAAGATGCTAAACTACCTAAAAGTGTTGCTGTTGTCCCTGAGAATGTTGAACAAGATAATGTTCCTGCTAATACAGAAGAAGCGCCCAAGGATAATCTTGTAAACACTATCATCGAGAAAGTAAACACACTTTTTGTAAGTTTCAAGGAAGTTCAAGCACTACTAAAAGTGTTAAGCAAAGAATATGATAAGCAACAAAAAATTATCGAAAAAGCACAAAAGAAACGTCAAAATGCTAAAAATTCACCATCTGGTTTTGCTAAACCTAACAAGATTTCCGATGAATTGTGTGATTTTATCGGTGTTCCTCATGGAACTGAAAAATCACGCACAGATATTACCCGCTTTATCAATACTTATGTAAAAGAACACAATCTCAATAAACCAGAAAATAAACGATTTATTCTTCCTGATGATAAACTTAAAAAAATTCTAAATGTTGGCGATAAAGAAGATATTAATTATTTCATCCTACAAAAATTAATTTCTCATCATTTCCCACCATCCGCCAGCAAACAAGCTCAAGCAGCAGCAGCTTAAAATTTAATTAAATTTTTTTATTTTTTATATATTTATATAAAAATTGATATAAATACATAACTATTATATAATAATAATATGGATTATTACGATAACGTTAATACTCATGCTGTTTCAAATTCTTTAATTAACATAACATTAACTAATAATGGAGGTGTATCACTAAAGACAACAAATAATGTTATTGTAGATTATTTTATGTTATTTATGAGAGACTTAGATATCGATACAAGTTACGATTATTTGGAGAAATGCTGGAAAGAAGACCCTAAAAAAACTATAGCTATTATCTTTAATGGTCGTGATAGAGATAAGGGTAAAAAAGAAAAACGAGTTTCAAATGACGCGATGTTGTGGTTAAGAAAAAATAAATTTAGTACATATGCTTTTAATATTAGAAAATATGTTGAAAAATATGGATGTTGGAAAGATCTTAATTATATTGCATATAAGTTAAAAAGTAAGGACCATAATTACGAACTGAGATTATTTGCTGATAAATTAATGGAAGATAAAATAAATTTGGAGAATAATAAAAGTGTTTCTCTTTGTGCAAAATGGGCTTCAAGTGAAAACGATAAGTATGATAAAAGAAGACAATATGCTAAGAAAATTGCATCGATACTTTATGAAAGTAAGGATGTACACAAAATGGAGAAGTACAGAACTGAATACTTGGTACCTTTGAGAAAACAGATTGATATAGTTGAATCAAAATTGTGTGCCGAAATGTGGGGTGATATTGATTATGAGAAGGTTCCTTCTATTGCTTCTAATAAATTAAAAAATACATTTCTTAAACATGATGAACAGAGATATAAAAAATATCTTGAAGATGTAAGAAATAATAAGAAAAAAATTAATGTTAAAGGAATTCTTCCACACGAGTTAGTTGCTAATTATATTAAAGATTCTAATGGCGATATTGTAAACTTTGATAATATTGTAGAATGTGAAACTACAGAACTTCAGTGGAGAACAATAGTAGAAAATGTTAAGAAGTCTGGAAATTTAAACAATTCTATCTCTATCGTGGATCTTTCTGGGTCTATGTTTAATGCTGCAAATGGAAGCATTCCGGCACAAGTAGCCATTGCTTTAGGTATCATTACAGCAGTATGTTGTCAGGGACAATTTAATAATAAATTAATTACATTTAGTGAAGAACCTGAAATAATTAAATTATCTGATGTAGAAAATGATATTCCTAAGCTTTTAGATAGTATTAAAATTATCTTAAAAACAAATTACGGATTTAGTACAGATTTTATAAAATGTAATCAATTGATTATTAATTATGCGAATCTGTTTAATGTACCTAAGGAAAATATGCCTAAAAAAATGTTTGTATTTACTGATATGCAGTTTAATAATGCTTCTAATAATTCTCGCAATTTAGAAACAGTATATAAAACTATAATTAAGAAATATAATGACAAAAATTACGATGCTCCTAAGTTTATATTTTGGAATCTTAATTCGGATAGCCGCGAAGTCTTTCCTGTAAATTGTGATACAGAAGGGACCGCAATTATTTCAGGATTTTCAGAACAACTTCTAAAAATATTCATGCTTTACGATGATTTTAAGCCAGAAATAGTAATAAATGAAATTTTAGAACCATATATGAAAGAGGTAATTCTTGGCGATGATTAATGTATTATTAGCAAATGCCTGAAAATGGCAATAATTTATATATTATATATTATATATTATTTTTCTATTTTTTATCATTTTATTATACAAATATTATAAAAAATGATTATTTTCTATTATAATGTTAATTTACAAAGCCATATAAAGCCTTACATACTATTATGAACTTTACTGATAAGGATTACATTGCAAATATTGCTAAGTATTTGCAAGGCTATTGTGAACTCAAAAAGTTGAGTGAAATAAATAAGTCGTCTAATATCTTTGTTAAAAAAGAGACAAATTTCAAAAGTATAGTGAGAGAAAAGAGAAACAAGTATAATTGTGATATGTTAAAATATTATTTAATTAAAAAAATTAGTTATGAGATTAATAATGATTATAATAAAACAATAAATAAGGTTAAGAAAAGTTTTAAAAACTACTACAAAAGTCTTACAGATAAAGAATATTTGTATATGAGCTATAAAATAAATGCGTATAAATATACCAATTCAATGAATAAAAGGTGCTTGCCTTATTTAGAAGATATTATTTCATATTATTTTAATGAAAGAAATAAAAATAATTGGTCAAATAAAGATATCCATAAGACATCAATACAAATATCAAAAATTTTATATAATATAATATTATCTATTGATAATAATTATAAATTGAAAAATGAAAATATTCTATTATGGATATCAACAAATAGAATATTTAATTAGAATAAGCGAGGCCACCCATACCGGATAATATTCTAAGAACGTTGTAATTTACAGCATATATGTGTATAGAACCTTCAATTAGAGAAGATAATGATAGAACAGCAGTATCTATACGAGACATATTTAAAGTTCCACTTGGTTGATGTTCTTCGGGTTTAATAGCAAAGGAATAAACGTTTATACCTTTGTGGTAATCATCGGGGGTATTTTCATGATGTTGATAAGGTTGTACTAAAGAGAAATAATCTCCTTTTCTTTGCGCGAAACGATCATTGCCGTTAAGCATTATTTTAGCTTGCATAACAGGATTTACTGATTTAATATAATCATTAAGTGATGCTGTAGCATCATTCTCATTCAATGGTTTTGCCGTTGAAAAGTTATTCCAATAAACAGAATCATCATTTTTTTTTATAGCCCATACAAGTTCTTTACAAGGGTGATTGAAATTCATACGCATACTTTTCATACCATCTTCATTAGCAGAAGCAGTGATATTGTCGGTTCCGGTAAATTGAAGTTGTTCTATTAAATATTCGTGAGATAATTGAGCAAATCTTCTGCGTTCATCAGTATCTAAGAATATATAATCGACCCATAATTTTGGTGCTTCAAGAACTATATTAGCGTTGTCATAAGTATTATTTTTTATAGTATCTGCTTGAAAAGTAGTATTTGTAGTTTGCTCATCAACTAACTTAGCTTGTGATTCATATTCTACATTAATTTTGACTTCATGATATTGCAAAGCGATTAAAGGTAAGGCAAGACCTACATTGCGGCAAAACCAGAATTCGAGAGGCACATATAATTCATATGATTTTTTTGTTTCAAGTAAAGTACAATTATTAAATTTGTTTGCTCCAATCATTTTATAATAACCCTCGCGTTTGCCAAAAGGAAGAGATAATTCGTTCCATATATATAACCATTCGGAATAATGTTTGTCTATACGTTGGCCACCTATTTCAAGTTCAATCGTTTTTAATAATTTTTGTCCAAAATTTGGAACTAATGCTACGCTTGTGTCTGCATTATTTTTAATTTGTCCATAGAAGTAAACACGATGTATTAAATCTCCGTTGCGAGTTAACTGAAAAGTAGCACGAGAACCAAGTGAATTGCTTCCTGTAGCTGTTTGTTCTATAGCTTCAATAGCGAAGTTAGTATGACGACGATAAACTACTTTGAAAAAGGTAATTTGAGGATTACCGGTTAAATAAACATCCTGGGCACCATAAGCAACTAATTGAAGAAGACCACCACCCATTTACGCTATATTCTTTATACTATTAGAGGAGAAAAAAAAAAGGAATATTATAGCATTTAACAACATTTATTATTTATAAATTTAGTAATATAATAAATTATTTAATTAGAATAAGCTAAACCACCCATACCAGATAATATACGTAGTACGTTATAATTAACCGCATATACATTTAGGTTTTTGGTATAATTGGCAAGTGCATAGGTTGCATTTAATTCTAAATTTAGAACAGCAGTATCTATACGCGACATGTTTAGTGTGCCACTTGGTTGATGTTCTTCAGGTTTTAAAGCGAATGAATAAACATTTATTCCTGGGTTAGATGGAATATTTTCGTGATGTTGATAAGGTTGTATTAAGTTAAAGTAAGAACCTGGTCTTGATGAAAAGCGATCATTGCCGTTTAATACAAGTTTAGCACTTTCAATAGGATTTGTAGAAGTTATAGCACTGGTTTCTTTATATAGTTCAGACGAAGTACCGGCATAGTCGTTAGCTGTGGTAGAATAGTTGACCCAATTTTTATTTTTAATATGTACATCAGCAGCAGTAGCTGTAAAATCCGAAGAGCAAAACCATACTAATTCTTTGCAAGGATGATTGAAAGATAATTTAGGTTTCATGCTTTTTCCGGTTATAGTTTCAGAACCAGTAAATTGAAGTTGTTCTATTAAATATTCATGCGATAATTGGGCAAATCTTCTGCGTTCATCAGTGTCTAAGAATATATAATCTACCCATAAATTCACACCTGATAATTCAGTAATACCATCAGCTGCTCCTTTGCATTTATCTTTATCTTCAAATAAAATATTAATTTTAACTTCATGATATTGGAGAGCAATTAAAGGTAGTGCTAAACCGACATTACGACAAAACCAGAATTCCAATGGTATATATAAATTGGCATTGGTGAGAACTTCAAGTTTATTATTAGCCCCTACCATAGTTTTGTAAGCTTCTTTTTTAGCATAAGGCAGTGAAAGTTCATTCCATACATACATCCAGTGAGAATAGTGTTTATCTATCTTTTGACCACCTATTTCGATTTCTACATAATTTATTAAACGGAGGCCGAAATAAGGACATACTGCTTTACTTGAAGTATAATTAATTATTGATAAATATACACGATGTATTAAATCACCATTTCTTGATATTTGGCAAGTTACGCGGTTGCCAAAAGTAGGAGTTCCGTTAAAGGTTTGTTGAATGGCTTCAATAGCGAAGTTAGTATGACGACGATAAACTACTTTGAAAAAGGTAATTTGAGGATTACCGGTTAAATAAACATCCTGGGCACCATAAGCAACTAATTGAAGAAGACCACCACCCATTTACGCTATATTCTTTATACTATTAGAGGAGAAAAAAAAAAGGAAAATATATAACACATTTATTAAATTAATTAGAATAAGCTAAACCACCCATTCCGGATAATATACGTAATACGTTATAGTTAACCGCATATATATTAATACCATCGTATGAATAATTGGCTGCTGTTGAGCCAGGGTCTTCAGCTTCAATCATTAGGGTCGCAGTATCAATACGAGACATATTTAAAGTTCCACTTGGTTGATGTTCTTCAGGTTTTAAAGCAAAAGAATACACGTTGATAGGGTTATTAACAGGTACATTGGTGTGATGTTGATAAGGTTGTACGTGAGTGAAATATAATCCTTCTCTAACTGCGAAACGATCATTGCCGTTTAATTGTAAAATAGCACTTTTTAAGGGATTTTTGAAAATCTCTGGATCAACTTGGTATATATAATTGCTTGTTTTACTTACAGCATTTTCTTCAGTAACAGCATTGGTAACATAATTATAATCATACCATCTGTCTTTTTTATGAGTTCCTTTGCTTTTAGCAACCCAAATTAATTCTTTGCAAGGATGATTAAAGTTTAATTTAATTCTATTAGTTCCTGTATTAAGAGTTTCAGAACCAGTAAATTGTAATTGCTCAATTAAATATTCATGTGATAATTGAGCAAATCTTCTGCGTTCATCAGTATCTAAGAATATGTAGTCAACCCATAAAGATGCGTTAGTTATATTAGGTATATTAGCATAAGTAGTGTCTTTCAAAGTACAATTCTTCATTGATTCGAATTCTATTTTAACTTTAACTTCGTGATATTGTAGAGCTATTAAAGGTAATGATAGACCTACATTGCGGCAAAACCAGAATTCTAATGGTATATATAGCGTACTATCTCTGGTTGATAATATATCTTTATCAGCACCTACCATAGTTTGATAAGCATATCTTTTGCCTGCTGGTAAAGATAATTCATTCCATATGTATAACCAATCGGAATAATGTTTATCTATTTGTTGACCACCTATTTCAATAACAACAGATTTAATTAATCGAAGACCGAAGTAGTTGACATATGAGTCGCCAGCAGTAGTGCCACTTCTTTTTGGTACGGAAACTTGTAAATACATGCGGTTAATTAAATCTCCATTGCGTGATATTTGACAAGTTACAGTATTTTCATATCCTACATTTCCGTTAAAAGTTTGTTGAATAGCTTCCATAGCGAAGTTAGTATGACGACGATAAACTACTTTGAAAAAGGTAATTTGAGGATTACCAGTTAAATAAACATCCTGGGCACCATAAGCAACTAATTGAAGAAGACCACCACCCATTTACGCTATATTCTTTATACTATTAGAGGAGAAAAAAATATAGATTATATAACACAACTTAATTTTATTTTATATATAAACCTTAATATTTATAATTCAAATATAATGATGTTCAAAGAGAAGTCGTCAAAAAAAAAGGTATCGGCTGATATAAATGAAACATTTACATTAGATGCTATGCATAATAATATCATAAAAGACTTCGAAAAAAGCGATAAGGAGAAATTATATTATAATAATAAACTTAATATATGCGTAGACAAGAAAAATAATATATTAAATATAATTAATAATACAAACGACAAGGAATTAAATACAAAATTATGGTTTAGTAATATAGAGTTGAGCGAAGAAATATTAGATATTAAATCAAAATTAAACGAATTAAACAAATTGGATGAAATAGAATATTATAAAAATACAAGTGATATATTATTTCAATATTATGATACAGTAAGCAAACAATCAGATATTAATCAACATACAAATTATTTAAAAGATTCTAATAATAAATCAAAAATATATAAAAAAGATAGCAAAAAAAAATGTATAAATGTTAATACAAAAAATATTTTAGAGGCTTTAAATAATATAAATGATAAAAATAATAATGTAGACGATGAAAAATTATCTATAAGTGAAAATATATGTTGCGATGATAATAAAGACAAGGATGATATATATTCTAATAATTTTATAGAAGATAAATGTGTTGATAATAACACTATACACGATAAAAGTGTTTTAGTAGATAAATATATGGCTATAATTAATAATAAATATATTAGAAATGTTGAAGAAGAAAATATAGAAATTTGCAAAGTATGTAAGAATACTATGACATGTCTTCAATACGATGCCATAATAGTATGTAATTTTTGTGGGTATCAAGAATTATTATTAGTAGAGCAAAATAGACCCATATTAAAACAAAATACTAAAGACACATCTCATTTTTGTTATAAAAGAATAAATCATTTTAGAGAATGGTGTAATCAAGTTCAAGGGAAAGAAAGTACGGATATACCTGATGAAATTTTTGAGAGAATTTTAATAGAAATTAAAAAAGAGAAGATCACGGATTTAAAGAAGATAACTTATTTAAAAATGAGAGATATTTTAAAAAGGTTAAGAATAAATAAATATTATGAACATATTAATTATATAATTAATCGGATTAATGGAATCCCCACACCTCAATTTAGTCCCGAATTAGAAGATAAGTTATGTAATATGTTTAGAAGTATTCAAGCTCCATTTTTAAAACATTGTCCGAAAGATAGGAAAAACTTTCTGTCTTATAGTTATGTTTTATATAAATTTTTTCAAATATTAGGACTAAACGAGTATTTGAAATATTTTCCTTTATTGAAAAGTCGAGAAAAATTATACGTTCAAGATCAAATATGGAAAAAAATATGCGTTGAATTGAATTATAAAATTATTCCTTCATTGTAATTATTTAATAAAATGAGTACATAATTTATTTTTTCTTAAAGTTTTAAAAGTTTTTATAAATTTCTAAATTTTTTTTAATTATGTACTCATTTTAATAATTCTAATTATAATAAAAATATATATAAGATTAAAAAATATATAATATATATATTAAAAGAGATGGCGGAACTTGTTTCAACAAAAGATGTAGATTATTTAGATGAAGATAAACCTATTAGAGGACAGAATTTTGTATTGGTTTCCTTTCTTAGCCCAGAAGATGTTATTGTAAATAAGGATGTATATGTTTTTAGTAAATTTATTGAGAAATTTAGTAATGATATGAAATCTTTTATCGAATCAATAAAAGAAAAATTTCCAGATCAAAAAGATATGATTAATACTATTGAAGAAAATAATAATTATATTTTTGACTATAAAGAACTAAACGAACAATTCAATTTCTATAAATCTGTTAATAACGAAGAATTAGAAAAAAAATACCATATTGATAATAACTTTATCACATCTATTAGAGGAATTAAAGTTAGAGGTACATTTGATACTATTGAAGAAGCAAAAAATCGTTGCGAATTTTTGAAGAAAATCGATAACAAATTTAATATATATATTGCTCAAGTAGGTTGTTGGTGTCCGTGGTCACCAAATCCAGAATGTCTTGAAAATCAAGAATACTCTGAAACTCAACTAAATACGCTAATGAAAGAATATAAGAAAAATATGGATAACCGCGATGTTATTTTTGAATCAAGAAAACAATCTTTCGCATCAAATGCTGCTTCTGTCCCTTCATCTGAAGTAGTGGAAGAAGATACTAAAAATAATGTCGAATTATCAAGTATTACAGAAGAATTAGATAAAGTAGACGCATGGAGCCAGCAAAAGCTAACCTAATTTATTTATATCATTGGAAATTATAATGGAAAAGCACTGATTGCTGGTGGTTTTTCACGCGTATGTTGTGCTTGTGCTTGTGCTTGTGCTTGTGCTTGTGTTTGTGGCTGTAGTTTTTTATTATAATTTATATTAAATATTAAATTTGATATTAAATTTGTTATATTTTTATTAATATGTGTAAAATTACCAATAGACTCATGGGGTTCACTCTTTATATCACAATTTATTACATAACAAGGAGGTTTGTTACGAGAAGAGTCTTCAGAAGTAATTATTATAAATGAAATAGTTGGCGATGATACTATACTTTTTTCTCCTAATTCATTATTTCTACCTAATTCATTATTTTTATTTTCTATTAATTCTATTAAATTATTAAAAGTATTTTTATCAATTTTTTCCACTTTCGATTCATCATAATAATAAATATCTTTTTTTTTAAGAGAATTAATTGAGCTAGTAATTATATTTTTAAAAGAACACTTGATAGGAGAAATTTTAGCAACTTTATTATCATATTCTACGAAAACTATATAAATATTTTCCATATTCTTAATAATATAACATATTATTTAATAATAATATAGCATCGATATAAAGACATGTAATAGTATATTTTATATAAAATAATTCTATTCTACATTATTAAGAATGAAAGCAATAGCAATATTTATACTTTTTATAGGTACTATACTTATAGTTCAGGGATATTATAGTAAAAAATCCAATACATGTGATAAAGAAAAAATAATTATTAAATATATTCCGAGAAGTGTATATGAAGAACAAATGAATCCAGAAGAAAGTCTCGAAAATTATTATAGAAGTATGTTTGATAATGTAATATTAAAATAATTATTTTTATCCTTAATATTATTAAATGGATATATTAAGAAATATAGAAAAAAAACTATTAACTATTTTAAGTGATAAAGATAAATTAGATGTATCTAAAATTAATATTTTAAAAGGAGATATTAGATTATATGTTGATAATATTAACAAAAAAAAACAAATAATATATGATAAGAATAATAAATATATAGAACTATATCATAATAAAAGGTTGGATAATGACGAACAATATAATAGATATTTAATTGATAAAAAAAATCTAATGGACGAATTAATAAAATATAAAAATAAAGGTGTTTTGAATAATTTTTTAAATAAAAAAATAGATTATCCAGCTATATCCGAAATATATACTTACGAAAACATATCGTTAGAACAACGTATAGTTACACCTAAAATATTAAAACCAACTACAGAACCTTCTAAAAAACAAATACCTAAAGTTAAGAATGAAAATATTGATAAAGATTGTCCTGAAGGAAAAGAAATAAATCCTGTTACTAAACGCTGTGTTAAAATATGTGATAAAGATAAAGTAAGAAATCCTAAAACAGGAAAATGTGAAAAACCTGAAAAACCTGAAAAACCTGAAAAACCTGAAAAACCTGAAAAACCTGAAAAACCAGAAAATTCAGAAAAAGAATGTCCTGACGGAAAAGAAATAAATCCTGTTACAAAACGTTGTGTTAAAATATGTGATAAAGATAAGGTAAGAAATCCTAAAACAGGAAAATGTGAAAAAATTAAAAAATAATAAGCTCATTCTCTTTTTTCTGCGATATTATTAGACGCGCTGTTAATAAATGTCTTCAAGATTGAATTTAGTTTCTGAAAAAAAAGGCGACATCTTATCTAAAATCTTAAAGGTAGATCCTAAAAGTCTTAGAGCAGCTACAGGATATAAACCTTTACAATCAAGTAGCTCAGAAATAGATACTAATGTGATTAGAAATATACAAGATACAATAAAAAATCCTCTATTTAGTCTCACGATAGACGATTATGAATTAATATGCGGCAATAAGATGATTACTAAAATGATATCTAAAGTTTTAGAATGTGAAGAGAAACAGCTTAAAAAGTTCTGCAAATATATCAATGTCTTCAAGGAGAATATCAATTCATCTCCTAAATCTATAAAAAATAAAATGAATAGTAAAATAAGTCTAAATAAATTACCTGAAGAATTGAGAACACAAATAGTAGAGAAGTATAAGAGTTTATTTCCTACTAAATATGTATTAAGAGATTGGATATCCAGTGATTGGAGATCAATATATAAAATAAACTGGAGTACTTTATCGCGAAATCCAAATGCAATAGATTTTTTAAAAGCAAATCCTAAAAATATAGATTGGGTTTGGTTATCAAGCAATCCTAATGCTATTGAATTATTAAAAGCAAATAGAGCTAAAATAAATTGGGATAATCTATCTATGAATCCTAATCCAGAAGCTATTGAATTATTAAAAGCAAATCTTGGTAAAATAGATTGGTATAATTTATCAAAAAATCCAAATCCAGAAGCTATTGAATTATTAAAAGCAAATCCTAAAAAAATAAAATGGGGGTATTTATCAGAAAATTCAAACTCAAAAATTATTGAACTTTTGAGAGAAAAAATAAAATTAGAAAATAATTTAAGCAGCGACGAATTGGATGACTTACCTAATTATAAAAAAATAGATTGGGGTGTTTTATCAGCAAATCCAATTATGATAGAATTATTAAGAGAAAATCCTGATAGAATAGATTGGCAATTGTTATCAGAAAATTCAAATGCTATAGAATTATTAAGAGAAAATCATGAAAATATAGATTGGTATATGCTATCAAGAAACCCAAACGCCATTGAATTATTAAAAGCAAATCAAGGTAAAATAAATTGGAATAGATTATCTGCTAACCCAAATGCTATAGAATTATTAAAAGCAAATCAAGGTAAAATAAATTGGCAGGCTTTGTCTGCTAACCCAAATGCTATAGAATTATTAAAAACATATCCTAAAAAAATAGATTGGGAATATGCATCAATGAATCCAGCTATATTCGAAGCTAAATAAATTATATTTTCTTTTTAGGTTATATTATTATATACAATAAGACATAGTATTCAATATTATAAAAAGTTGCTTATTAAATGCTAAAGCAAAAACGTTGTGTTAAAATATGCGATAAAGATAAAACAAGAACCCTAAGACTGGTAAATGTGAAAAAAATTAAAAAATAATATGTAGAAAATTATTTAAATATATTATATTTATTGCGTAATTATATTAATTTTCTTAATATAATATATTATTAGATTAATGTCAGTTTCAACAACTAAACAACATATGAATAATTCTACTGAACATAATGATATTAACGACCCTTTAGTTCAAGATGTTTTAAGTGAATTTAGAGATGAATTGCACTTATCAAAAAACAAAGATATAAATAGTAATTTACAATCTCAATCGCCAAATAACCAACATATACCTTTGATTCCAAATATAATGTCATCTATAAACAATAATCAACCTCCGCAATATTTTAATAATGGAATACCTCCTATGTATATGCCACAACAACAATCAAATACGTATAATAGCCAACCACCATATTCACTTTCGCAAAATATGAATAAATATGATTATATGGTTTATATTGATATTGAATTAATAAAAAAGAACTTAATAATAGTTATAATAGTATTTTTAATATATAATAGTGGAATTATTAATAATATTTATGATAAAATACCTGATTATTTACAAGAAAATATTACAACATTTGATATATATATTAAAAGTACTATAATATTTATAATATTATATATTATATCTTATTTAGGTTATTTATAATTATTTATAATCTATTTATAATTATATATAAAATTAATAATTATATGAATATTTAATATCTTGTACAGGTTGTTTTGCTTCTTTTATAGAACCAAAATATTTATAGACATATAAGCAAATTATAGCAAAGGTTATTACCATAGAAATAATAGTAGAACCTATAATAATTCCATAACTATCACTATCGTATATTTGTTTATTTATAACAACAAATGCTATTATCATGGAATTATATAGAAGTATTATGAAAGAATATACTGCTATAAATAAATATTGGCTTGTATAATATCCCCATGCTAAAAGTATAATCATTAGTATACTTAAAAAACTATAACCAATTACAATAAATACGTTTTTAACTATACTATCATTTTCTTCTTGTGTTACAAAACGTTCATTCATTTTTATATATTATTATTATCTAATAATAATTAAGATAATTTATTATTAACATTTTTATAAAATTCTTTAACATACGTATTAGTTTTAAAAGAATTTTTATCGACATCGATTATTTTTATTAAGTTCAATCTTTTAGCTCTTGATAACGCTGTATAAGATTGACCGCATGTAAATATATTAGATCCCAAATCAAGTTCTAACGCGTCAATAGTCATTCCCTGAGATTTATGAATAGATAGAGCATAACATATTCTAACAGGCATATGATTAATATAAGAAGATTTATTTGTATTATATGTATCAGTAAAGTAATTAATTTTGTGCATATTACCATTAATATCGCTTATAATTACATAATCCTCGTCTAAATGTTTAATTATTCCACGTGTTCCATTAACTAATGAATTTTCAACACTTATATTTCTAATAATTATTACTTGAGAATTCAAAGTAAGCTCGATAATATACTTATCTTTTTCTTTATCCATATCAATACTTGATGTAGCAAAATACATTTTAGAAATATTACCTAATAATTTTAGTTTTTCTATTTCAATATTATTAATTTTATCTACATCAACATTTATTGGATATAATTTGGTAGGAATTATATCATTTTCAAATTTTGTATTTTTTAAGCTATTTAAAACACTTATAATATTATCAGTGCATTTTCCTTTTCTTACTATTCTTAATATGTTTTGAAATAATAAATCTTCACTCTGTCTTATTAATTTTTCTAATAATATAATTCGAATATTCATTTTATTCCAAATTTCTGAGAGAAAACAATAATGTCCTTTAACAGGAGCTAATTGACAGAAATCTCCTATTAAAATTAATTGAATATTTCCAAAATAGATATCAGATGATTTTATTAAACATAATAAATCAGATATTTTTTCAAATAAATCCTTATCAAGCATCGAAATTTCATCTATAATTAAAGTATCTAATTTCAATATATTTTCATATCGTTTCTTACTTTTTATAATATTATTAAAAATTTCTTTAATACTCCCCTTACCAAGACCAAGACCTAAAAATGAATGTAATGTTTGTCCTCCAATTAAAACAGCAGCAGTTCCTGTCATAGCAGTTAAAGCATAATTTTTATTATTATTTCTCAAATATTCCATAATATATTTAATCGTAAATGACTTTCCTGTTCCTGCCGAACCTGTAAGAAATATACTATACCCATCCTTTATGCTATCTACAGCATATTTTTGCTCATTATTTAAAAGCTCCATTATAAAAATAAAATATAATTCTAATCATTTTTTAAATATATATGTTATAATATACCCCTTGAAGATTTAAAATGAGACATTTTTATATACTTTATTTAGAATGTCTAAACATAAAAGTACTGATCGCAAACTAACAGCTGTTAAATACTATTTGAAAGGTAAGAAGAGTAGCTGGGGGGTGAAGGTTGTATTATCTTTAATTGTTCTCCTAAACCCTTGTATAGATGGGTTAAAAGATACAAAATGATAAAAATATTACAAAGAAAAAATATATATTACCAAAAAGATAATGTAAATATAATAAGTAATTATTATTATAATGTTTCGAATATTTTTTTTACCCCTTTATTTTTTTTGTTATAATTTGATATAAATATATTATTCTTATTTTGAATTCTTTTAATAACCATATTATGATATAGTTCATCATGTTTTGGAGGAAAGTTATAATACCATTTTTTTAATATTTCAATATCAATAATTTTTTTAGGATTACATTTATATTCTCTGTACATGTATAATATTGCTCTTGAAATAAATCCTTTTGAATCATTATTTGGAATAAATATTTTATCTTTATGATTAACATAATTATCATATTCTAATTCTATCCAATGTTTATCATTCTTATTATATTCGTCGTGAAATTTATAATTAGATCTATTTACATTTAAAGTATTAAGTGTTCTAATAATATTATGCATATCATTTGATTGTTTAATATTTAATAAACTCTGAGGATAAATATGCTCAGCTGAGAAAAATGTATTCTTAATATCTTCTTTAGCAAAATTTTTATTTATGTAAATAAAAGGCATTTTGCAATCTTTTAAAATAGTATTCTTAATAATATTACATTGTGTTCTAAGACCCATATTATAGTAACCAGAAACAGCACTTAAATTGAATAGTATTAATATAAGTATATATCGCATACACTTAATATATTATATACAATATAATAATTACTCTATCATTTTTTTAGCAATATTGTTGTAAAGAATATTAAAAAACGAAAACATATTATTATGGATATCAAAATTTATATCAGGTTTAAAGACATTTAATAAATTTTTTGATTCAAAATCTCCATGTATCCAATAATGTATCATTACTGGGTCCGAGGGATATTTACCATTTTTTACAGAATTCCAATCGCTGGCACAAGTAATTAAGTTTTCTAATTTTAAATCATTAATAGGATATATCAATTCTCTATCATATATAATATTAATATCTTCTTGTAGAATATTTTCTTCAGTATTATTATTATATCTATAGCTATTATCCATAGAGTACATAGAGTACATAGAGTATATATATCCACCTCCAAAAGCATCAAATATATTAAAAATATTATTTCCGCGTTCATCAATTATTTTTGGTATAGTAAATAATAATTTATGTAAAAATCTATTATTTTTATTAGATGCAAAAAATGCATTACATATATATGTATCAGTTTTATATAACATTTTAGTTTGTTCTGATGGTTCTAAACTAATATTAAATCTATCTTTTGAAAAATCTATTATGTTTTCTATATCTTTTAAAAGCAATATATCCAAATCAATATATATTCCTCCGTAATGATATACTATCATTAATCTTGCAATATCTCCTCTTTGTACTCCTGTCGTTACCGAATTATATATTTTATAAAAATTAGGATAATTATCATTTATTAATTTTAAAATCATTTCGTCTGTCCACAAAATAAATTCATATCCTTTATCTTTCAATAATTTAATATTCTCATCCCTTATATATTTCAATATTTGTGGCAAAGGATCGTCATTCCATGTTTGGTGAATAATTTTAGGTATCATATCTATTTATAATAATAAATATCTTTATAATCTTTATATACGATTATATTTATAAAAATAAATTAAATAATTACTTTCCTAAGTAATTGCCATTAATGTTTTATCAACTATGTAATCAATTATAAATATAATATTTATTAATTTAACATTACAAAAGTTAAATGACGGAACATATATGGATGTAATATTGAAATTACCAAATATATTAAGTGCCCACATAAATTTAAAAATTATAGTATACATGTACATATCCTTTGTATTATCATATTCGCGATAATGTATTAATGTATCTCTATAATAGTAAACAGGTAATATATGAAATATGAAATTACATATCATATATTCGCATCGTAATAAGAAAGAACTCGAAAAATTTTTATTTTTAATTAATTTATTTAAAACAAAGGGTTCTCCATCAATAGTTTCAAATAATACCCTTGGGTCATATATAAGAAATGTATGAAACAAAATCATAATATTTAAAGAATTATTAGCAATAAATTTTGTTATTAGTAAATTATTAATATTAAAAACATTGATTAAAATATAATTTACAAATATAATATATATATTCCAATTTGTATATTGATTAATTTTTCTTTTAATAACATTTATTTTTATTAGATCATTGTATTTACAACTTATCATCATTGATATAAATGTCATATATAGAAAAAATTCAAAAGCCGTATTATTTTTATTATATAAGATTAGACTATTCATATTTGTAATATAATAATATTAATTTATATTATCTTATATGTATTATTTATTCAATGGGAGAAGAAGTTATAGTCATTCCACAATATTCGACATTTTTAATTTTAAATTCTTGTTTAATATATAAACCTATATTCATAGCTTCTTCTAAAATCCATCTAAAATTATCCCAGAACTCTTCTGTATGCCCTATACTTTCTGTTGCCAAATGAGCAAATTCGTGCAATACAACAAAAAATAATGTATTAATATCTACTAATTTATCATTATTACGCAAGCATAAAATTATTTGTTCTCCTTTATTTATAGAATAACTCGTATAACCAGGTGTAGAAACTCCTTCTTTTAATCTATCAGGACGAAAATTTTTTATTAATAATTTTATACGCTTATCTTCTTTACCATATGATTTTTCTAAATGTTCCATCAATATTACAAGTTTTTCTCTAATCTTCGCAATTAAATTTGCTGCTTCAAGAGAATCATCTTTAATTTGAACTATATAGTTGTTATTATCTATATTACTTTTTACAGATATTAATCCATAATTAGCATAATAATTATAAATATAATAAGCACCTATTATACTTACGATAATTATAATTATTCCTTCAATATTAATTTCCATACTTATTTATAATATTTATAATAAATTAAAAATTGATATATTATTTAAATATATAAGTTATATAATAATTATAATGGATTTTCCAAGAAGAAACTATGAACCGCTCACTAAAAAACCTATAGAATTTCAGATAACAGATATATATGTTCCTGAAGCAGATAGAATTAAAGATAAAGATTTTGACGAATTATATTCAATGATCTTATTTGGTGTTTGCGATAATGGTGCTACTATTTCTACAAATGTTACTTGTTTTAAACCCTTCTTTTATCTTAAACCACCTGAAAGTTGGGAAAATTATAACGAAAATGTATTTGAAGCAAAAGTTTCAGAATTGAAAAATTCATTATTGAATAATAAATACACATCATCTTATCAAGGTAACAAATATGAAAGAAAAATTATACCTAATAATATGATTTCGCATTTCTCAAATATTTCAATAGTTAAAAAAAAAGATTTTTGGGGATTTACAAATAATAAGCTATTTAGATTTATTAAGATATGTGTAAAATCACTTAAATTATATAATAATTTAAAGTACTATTTTAAAACATTGGAAAAAGATGGTTTTAAGGCATATGAAAGTAATATTGATCCATTTCTTAAATATATTCATATTCAAAATATTAAACCATGTGGATGGGTTAAAATTGAAAAATATGAAATTATAGATGACGCAAGTAGATGTGATTATAATATTAGCGTAGATGGTAAAAATATTATTCCATTTGAAAGTAATAAAATTGCCCCTATTCTTATTACTTCTTTTGATATTGAATGTACAAGTAGCCATGGTGATTTTCCAGTAGCAAAAAAGAATTATAGTAAGGTAGCACAGGATCTTGCTCTCGTCGCTAAAGCCGGGCACGAATATAATGAGGATAGTATTGTAAATTGGATAAAATCTATATATACCGAAGATGTTGTTATAGATGAAAGAACTAATTTAAAAATAAATCGCGTATATGCTAAAAAGAAAATAACGACAAATTATATTGATAGTATTCCGTCAACACTTAAAGATAATCTTAAAAATATTATAGATATTTTAGATAAAATTACAGCATCTCTTAAAAATAAAAGTAACGAAAGTAATGAAGATATTGACGATAATGAAGAAGAAAGTGATGATAGTAATATGACAATCGCGCAATTAAATGAAGAAGAATATAAAATAGCAAAAATATTAGACAAAATATTAATACCTTTAGAAGGAGATAAAATTATACAGATTGGTACTACTGTTCATTTATATGGGTCTGATAAAATAATATATAAAAAAATTATTACACTTGATACTTGTGATTTAATAGAGGATTGTGTAGTAGAATCTTGTAAAACAGAAAAAGAATTATTGATAAAATGGAAAAATTTAATGAACGAATTGAATTCTGATATTGTTACAGGATATAATATATTTGGTTTTGATATGCCTTATATATGGGATAGAGCTATAGAACTTGGTATTAAAGAAGAGTATGAAATTGGCTGGGGTAGAATATTTGGTCGCAAAACAGCTCTTATAGAGCAAAAATTATCATCTTCGGCACTTGGAGATAATATATTAAAATATATTGATATGGATGGTGTAGTTTTGATAGATTTGCTTAAAGTAATGCAGAGAGAGCAAAAACTCGATAGTTATAAACTTGATAATGTTGCTTCGATATTTTTAGGAGATAATAAGAATGACCTAAAACCTCAAGAAATATTTAATAAATTCAAAGGTAATTCAAACGATCGTTGTGAAATTGCAAAATATTGTATTCAAGATTGTTGTCTTGTAAATAGATTAATTCACAAATTAAAAATAATTGAAAATAATATTGGTATGGGTAATGTCTGCTTAGTTCCTTTGAATTATTTATTTCGTAGAGGACAAGGTATTAAGATATTTTCTCTTATTGCCAAACAATGTATGGAAAAAAACTCTCTAATTCCTACGATTAAATCATTTAACGATAATATAATAGACGCGGATGATGGATACGAAGGTGCTGTTGTGTTAGAACCTAAAGAAGGAATTTATTTAAATGAGCCGATTGTAGTATTTGATTACGGATCTCTATATCCATCATCTATGATTTCGCGTAATTTATCTCATGATTGTTTCTTAATGGATGAAAAATATAGAATTGATGATCCTAATATAGAATATAAAAATATATATTATGATATATATGAAGGGAAAGGTGATAAAAAGAAAAAAATAGGAGAGAAAGAGTGTACATTTATTCAGTATAAAGATGGGAAAAAAGGAATTATTGCTGAAATCTTAGAAATGCTTCTTGTTGAAAGAAAAAATACCAGAAAAAAAATTGAGTATAAAACAATAACAGATAATAATGGAAAATCTTATACTGGTATTTATTCTGAAAAAGATGATAATATTAACATCTTTAATATTGATACTGGAGAAAATCACGACATACTAAAAAATAATATTGTATCCGTCGAAGATACATACAATAGTTTTGAACAAGATGTTTTAGATTCAAGACAAATAGCATATAAAATAACAGCAAACTCATTATATGGCCAGATTGGTGCCAGAACTTCATCTATATATCTTAAAGAAATTGCTGCCTGTACTACTGCTACAGGAAGAGATATGATTATGCTCGCAAAAAAATTCGTAGAAGATAATTATGGAGCTGATGTAATTTACGGAGATACAGATTCAATATTCTGTAAATTTCCTTTAAAAGACGAAGAAGGTAATATTGTATTAGGGAAAGACGCATTACCATATGCTATAAAAATTGGAAAACAAGTTGAAAAAGAAATAGCAAAAATAATGCCTAAACCACAAAAATTGAATTATGAAAAATCGTTATATCCGTTTATATTACTTAGTAAAAAAAGATATGTTGGTAATTTATACGAAACTGATATTAATAGCTTTAAACAGAAATCTATGGGTATAGTATTAAAAAGAAGAGATAATGCTCATATAGTAAAAAAAATATATGGAGGTGTAATAGACATTATATTGCAAAAACAAGATTTAAGAGCATCTATTGAGTTCCTTGATGAAGAATTAAAAGATTTAGTTGATGGAAAAACTTGTATTAATGAACTTGTTATAACAAAAAGTATAAAAGCATCTTATAAAGATCCTTCGAAAATTGCTCACAAAGTTTTAGCAGATAGAATTGGAGCAAGAGATCCAGGTAATCGTCCATGTGTAAATGAAAGAATACCTTTTATATATATTAAAACAAATAATCCAAATTCTCTTCAAGGAGATAGAATAGAAAATCCAGAATATATTAAAGAAAATAACTTAATTCCAGATTATCTACATTATATTACAAATCAAATAATGAAACCTATTTTACAATTATACGCATTATGTTTAGATCAATTGCCAGGATATGATAAAGATGATGAATATTGGGATAAAATAGATGCAGAATTGAAAGAAAAACCCATGTATTCTGATGATATAAAAAGAAAAAATAGAATACAAAATTTAAAATTATTATCAGTTAAAGAGTTATTATTTGATAAATATATTAATATATTATGTGAACCAAAAGTTAAAAAAATAGCAAAAACAAAAACAACGACATCAAAAGCAAAGACATCAAAAGAATCTAAAAATATTTGCGAAGAACATGATGTAGATGATACAATTATAAGTAATGAAATAATATCAATAGAAAAAGAAAAAATGAAAAGAGCTGATAAAAATATAGCTACAGGGACATTAAAAGCTGAAATAAAAATTACTAAAAATAACACAACCGGAATTGTATCTTCTGAAGCATATATATGCGATGGGATAAATAAAATATGGAAATACAATAAATCAGGTTGTAAAGATAAAAATAAGGAATTCATAAATATAATAAGCAAAATAATTAATTTTAATAAAAATATGAAATATATTATTAAAATTAATAATAAAAAATTCTTAACAGAATATAGTCACGCTGTGGTTTATTATAAAGAAAAAGAAAGTTCAAAAGAAACAAATGTATTAGAAAATATATTTAATAATCAAGATATTGGAGATATTAAAATAATTAACTATATCAGACTTTTTAGTGATATTATAGATAATTATAAAGCATTTTCATTGGTTGCAAAATAAATATTTAGTAATTATAGAAGCCTTTTCTTTACCTATACCATCAATAGTACATAGTTCCTTTATTTTATCTTGACTATTATTTATTTTAGTAATTAATTCTATCATATTAGGATATTTTTTGGCTATATTTTTAGCAATAACATTTGATATATGAGGTATTTGTGATAACTGCATAATATAACAGGTATTTATATCAATATTATCTATTTTATTTTTTTTTAATTTAATAAAATCAGTATAAACAGGTGTTGTTATTGCTGAGTTTCCTTCAACATTTACATTTTGAGATGATAATTCCAAATCTAAATTCATTAATGCCTTGTTAATAAATTTTTTAGGATTATCGATCATTTTTGTGGAAATAGATAGAATTAAAGTTGCTGTTTCACTTGTATTTTTAGTAAATAATATACGGATATTATCTCTAAACATAGTATTTATATAGGCACCTTGTATAATTGATTTATTTTTAGAATATATTTTAGAAGATAATATATCATCGTCTTCTATAATATATGTTAAATACCTTTGATTATACGTAGATAACATACGTGCTTTTTGTTCTCTATATCGCCCATCGTGTATAGATGAAATTAAATCCTTTATAGTCTTTCTTTCAAATATATATATATCTTCATTAAATTTAATATGAATATCTCCAATACATAAAGTATCTTTAATAATTTTTATTTTTTCTTTATAAGTATCTAAATCTCTATCAATTATATCATCGTATAATGTTGCTTCTCGCGTATCAATAACTATCATAATATTATTGTTCATTATTTCACATAATATATATTATTAATATATATTTTATATGTTATAGTTTTTATATTAAATATTTTGTAAAAGATAAATCAAATATAAAAAAGGGGGGAGGATTTATAAATAATATGATTAAAATTTAAGATAATAATATATTAACAAAATATATAGCATGTGTTAGAGAGAGATGGATTATTTTATACTTTTTAACGATTTATTAATAAACTTTTCGACTATTTTATTTAAAATTAGTTTAGCATCATCGTCTTCTATTTCCTTATTAATTTTTTCAAGAAGATAAGCACTTTCTCTTTTAATATTTAATTTTTTAATATATGTATTTCTATTTTTCTTTGCAATTATATAAGACTTAATAGTATTAACAGCATCGTTATCATTTTTGTCAATGATTTCAAAATAGTGGTTATATATTAAATTATAAACAAGCATATGCGAGTTTAAGTTGTTAATAATTTTATAATTTTTTTTATAATTAGTAATAGCTTTGTCGAAACCATAATCATATAATATATAATTGATTTCAGATTTATTGAAAGATTCTAATCTTTTATTTACATATATAGACAATTTATTTTTAAGTTTATAATAATCATTATCACTACTATAGTGTTTCATTTCATCTATTATACTTTTAGAAATGAAACACAATCTTTTATGATTAGAAATATTAATATTCAGAGTATTTTTTTCACAAACTCTAATATAATAGTTCATTATTATATTATATAATGTACAATAATATGTATAATATCTTATCAATTTTTATTTTCTCCATCCTGTAATACAATTATTATAATCCGTTTCAAATGTTTTTACATAAGTTTTAAAGGGACCTTTATCACACTCGCCTAATAATTTAAAATCATTATTACATTTATTTATTTTATTAGATGTTTTAGCTTTAGATTGAAAATTAAATAAATCTCGAGAATTTAATTGATCTTTAAATGTATTACTTATACCATATTGATATTCCCATTCACCATTGTTATATTCTGGTCTTTTATATATACATGTTTTTTTACTAATAGATACGCCAGATAATATATCATTTTCCATACCTTTTATATCATAAATGTTATCTTCGTTTTTACATAATTCATAATTTAGATTATTATCAAATATATTTTTTTGATTATCAGTATATTTTTTAGATACTAATCTCATATTATTACAAGAAACTTTTGCACTTAATTCTTTTGAATTATAATTTTTCTCATAATCTAATTCATAATAATTATTCATAATTCTATCTATATTATAATATATTAATATTTATTATGATTTATTTTTACTATTTATAAATGTAAATAATATATATATTATATAGAAGATTTCAACCAAATAAATGATTTTCAATTTAAACTCAGAAAATAAAGAATATATTAATAATATATTGTCAGATCACGATAATATAAATGTATTATATTATTCTCCATTATGTTTTTATTGTAATGCTTTAAAACCGACATGGGATAAATTATGTGATGGTTTAAAAAATAGTAAAACTATTATTATTATAAATGCTTCTAATAATAATATAAAAAATTTTGAAGAAAAATATAGAAAAGACATTACAGGATATCCTACTATATTAAAATTTTCAAAAGGAAAGAAAAAGAAAGAATATAATGGAAATAGAGGTTTAATTGATTTAAAAAAATTTGTAAAAAAATAATTTAAGGATATATGATAAATAATATATATAATGGACAATGATTTAAATATAGTAGATGATATTATAAATAATAAAAATATAGAACCATCGGTTGAAGAATTAGAAACTTTTAAAAATTTAGTAAATGATTGGTTTAAATACGATGACCAAATAAGAAAACTTAGTATTGCGATGAAAGAACGAAAGAATTATCAAAGAGTACTTAATAATAAAATTGAAGAATTTATGTTTAATTATAAATATAATGATTTAAATACTCAACATGGTAGAATCAAAACTAATGTTAAAGAATGTAAAGTTCCTATTAAAATGAATGATATTAAAACAAAAATAATTAAATATAATGAATTATCTGGTGAAGATTTACTAAAAAAGATATTTGAAGATGAAAGAGAAGTTGTTGTAAAAAAGAATATTAAACGTATAATACCAAAGGTTTCCTTAACATTGTGATAATATAATGATAATATAATAATATTTTTTATGAGAAACATTCGCAATTATTTTTATTATGTATAGTACTTCTAATTATATCATATTCATAAGAAGTAGAATAATACGCATTTTTAATATTATTTTTAATTATAGTATATTGACAATTTGGACATGGTCGAGAATATTTTAGAGGATTATCAAGGCTTTTAGGACCTATTCTAACAACATATATATCGCATTCATTTAATATACTTTTATATTTCCTTTTTATCTTAGAAATAGCAGAAACTTCTGCATGCATACTAAAATCTTTAATATAATAATTATAGCCAGAAGATATAATTTTATCTTTATAGACTATTATAGCACCATGTTTGTGAGTATAAACAGGTGATTTTGAAGCTATTTTCGCTGCTATGTTTAAATATTGTTTCTGTTTTTCATTAGAATTTTTAACATTACAATCGTCATTACATTCAAAATATTTTGATGTAAAATACCCTAAGTGTTTAGAATTAAAACTATCTGTACCTACTTTATATTTAGGAATACGTATCTTAGTTGAATTACTCTGTGCATTTCTATCATCGATCATTATAAATTACTTATTATTAATTATATATATAATTAAATTTATATATAAATATTATCAATTTTTATTAGCATTTATGTAAATATTTCATGCCAGCATTTCACGCAACCATTTCATGTTCATAACATAGATTATGAACTCTAAGCTGAGAAATTCTACCTACACGCTGAGCTCTACCAATAGCCTGTTGTTTATCCGCATCCATAGAATGTAATATAATTACATCTGTAGCAATACTAATATCAATTCCGGAACCCGCGTATTGAGTTGTTAATAAAATTACATTTGTATTTTTATATTTAAAATTATTAAGAATATTCATCATTTGATTTGTATTACCTTTAAGACAAGCATGGTTTATATTATTTGCTGTTAAAATTTCTGTTATTTTAGAGAATACAGCATCTACACGACTAAATACAATAAATTTACCTTCTTTATTATTTAAAATTAATTCAATTAATGTTTCTTCTTTACTTAAAATACCTTTACCAATAACATCCTTTTTAATTATTTTATTTTCTTCTATTTTTACAGGAACTATTGCTGTTAGATTTTCTGCACTTTTAATAGCAGAACGACAAACAGGACATCTTTTATTATCGTTATGAGTATTAGTATTCAACATTTTAATAATACAAGTACCACAGAATATATGAGCACAATCTAATATAATAGGATGTGTTATATTATCCAAACATATTACACATTGTTTATTTTCAATTTCTGAAATTCTATCAGTCAAATCTTTTAGTTTATCTTTTAAAGTCTTTAACTCAATATCAATTAAATTTAATTTATTTGTTTTAAGTTCATCTGGTATATCTAATAATAATATAAAATCCTTCTCTTTATATTTATTAGAAATCGCTTTATTCATATCGGCGCATATTAAATTGGCAATACCTTGTTCTGTTTCATTTTTACCTCCTAAATCTTTAATGGCACCAGATATATCATTCGCATTAATTTTTTCAAGAATATTTTGGCTAATATATGGTATAATAGCCCTTGAATATTTTGACATTTTACATAAATAGAAATTTTCAATAATAGGAGGAACGTGAAAACTCTGTTTAACAAAATCTTTATTGCATTTTACTAACATATAATTTAGATGATCATCTTTTATCAATTCCTTTATATTATGATGTAATGAAAATGATGAAGAGTATACGCGATCACAAATATTTAAATAAGTGCCACTAATTAACCATAAATATAAATAAGAAAGTGTTTCAATCTTATTAATAATATCATGACATTCATCTATAATGACACGTTTCCAATTATAGATATACGAGGAATGTTTTAATTCTTTGTACATATGTATGTAATAAGGATCATAATATTTAAATAGAGTAGTTAATGTTGTATTTTTTATTAGAACAACATCAAACTGGTTAAAATATTCAATTATTTCATTATCATCTCTATTGTATTTAGGCATATTCTTATTAATAAAATTTAAATTATCTATTGCTAAATATTTTAATTCAGTTTGTTCTCGTAAAGTTCTTTCCCACTGAACATATACTGGACCTCTTGGAACTATAATAAGCGTGCTATTTATCATATTATTAAAGACCGGTGCATTTTTATTATTTGTGGTTAACTTAAAATAATTATATTTCTTATTACTATTACAACTTGTAATTTTTTTATCGTTAATATAAATGTTATCTAATTTATTATGAGCTATAATAGATAAAGCTGTAAGTGTTTTACCATAACCAACAATATCTCCTAAAATTCCTATATTTGATTCTACCTCTTCGCCACCTGAATATTTAATTTTTCTATTATTCTCCATCATAGTTGCTTTAAATACACCTGCTAATTGATGGGGTTTTAGTTCTTTTTTAATCTTAATAGGTTGAGAAATTCTCGGAGAATCAAAATCTATTTCAGCATTATATATTATATTATCATAATTATCATTCAACATTTAATATATATTATATTATATTAAGCAGATATATTTTATATACATTTTAACTACCGCATTTAATGTGTAAAATGATATAAGAAATATTTTTATATATTAAACATAATGGAAACAGCAACTAATCAAATAGTAGAGAATAAAGATACTGAAAAAAAAAATTTAAAGAAAATTATTTTTGCTCTACCGGGTGATAATTTTAGTTCTAAATTTTTAATTTCTTGGACAGCTACTATTAGTAAAGTTTTAGAAATGCAGAAATATGATATAATTATATCTCCAGCAACAGGTTCATTTGTTTCATTTGTAAGAATGCAAACTCTTGGCTTAGATGTTCTAAGAGGAGAAGAACAAAAACCTTTTAATGATCAAGATTTTGATATATGGATAACGATAGATAGTGATATTATATTTACACCAGAACAAGTAATAGAATTAATAGAATCTACCGAACATCATCCTGTTGTTTGTGGTATGTATAGAATGTCTGATCTTAAAAATTTTGCTTTTGTTAAAGATTGGGATACAAATTACTTTAAAGAAAATGGAACATTTAAATTCATTACTCCTGAAGAAATAGAAGAATGGAAAAAAGAAACTGGTTTTAAATATTACCCAGTTTATTATAGTGGTATGGGTTTTATGGCAATTAAAAAAGAAGTTTTTGATAAAATGAAATATCCATATTTTGATTCAGAATTAACTACTATCGTTTCTGATGATGGTAAAACATTACGCGATATTTGTAGCGAAGATGTATCGTTTTCAAAAAATATAAATAATGCGGGTTATCAAATTATGATTAATACAGATTTACGCGTAGGACATCTTAAACAATTAGTAATATAAAATGTAAATAAAATATAGAGAATAATGAATAATTTTTTTCAATTAATAGAAAATATTAATAATACATCCTTGTTTTCGATATTAGAGAACTTTAATAGTTATTATTCAATATTGATAATATTTATATTATACCTATTATATTATTTAATATCAAATTCTTTTATGATTATAATATTAATATTTATTGGAATAATAATTGGATTTTATATAGTATATTTATTAAGAGATACTATTATACCATTCTTACTAAGAATGTAAATATATTTAGATTTTATAATTTACTAAATAGAATAAGTATATGTTGGTTGTTTTCTGAATGTATTATTCATTTTCTTATTAGAAGGGTTTTTTACTTGTCTATTAGAAGATTTAGAAGATGATGTTGAATATGTTTTTGCTGTATCAGAAGATTCTGTAGATATTACAGAATTAGATCTTTTTAATTTACTATTAGATTTAACATTACTATATTTATCTATTTTATCTTCATCCACTCGTATATCATCTCTTACATCATCCACTTTATTCTCTGATTTATTGAAGCTAAAAAAACTCGGAGTCTCTTCTTTGCGAGTATCATCTCTTACATCATCCACTTTTTTTTCTGATTTATTGAAGCTAAAAAAACTCGGTGTCTCTTCTTTGCGAGTATCTCTTAAGTTATCCTCTTTATTCTCTGATTTATTGAAGCTAAAAAAACTCGGAGTCTCTTCTTTGTGAGTATCTCTTAAGTTATCCTCTTTATTCTCTGATTTATTGAAGCTAAAAAAACTCGGAGTCTCTTCTTTGCGAGTATCTCTTATGTTATCCTCTTTATTCTCTGATTTATTGAAGCTAAAAAAACTCGGAGTCTCTTCTTTGCGAGTATCTCTTAAGTTATCCTCTTTATTCTCTGATTTATTGAAGCTAAAAAAACTTGGAGTCTCTTCTTTGCGAGTATCATCTCTTACATCATCCACTTTTTTTTCTGATTTATTGAAGCTAAAAAAACTCGGAGTCTCTTCTTTGCGAGTATCTCTTATGTTATCCTCTTTATTCTCTGATTTATTGAAGCTAAAAAAACTCGGAGTCTCTTCTTTGCGAGT